AGATGTGTATAAGAGACAGATCATCAAACTGTCCGGCGATCTGGATTAGTTTGTTAACTTCAATACCAGTGTTCTTGGCTGCGACCGAGAGTCCCTTAAAGACGTCAATTGCATCGTCGCCGTACTTCGACAGTTCACCAAAGGAAGAGGCGAAGTCTGCTGTCATCTTCGATATTGGTACTCCCAGAGCCTGCGCAGAGCCGGCGAGGTCCAAGAGAAGATCATTGGCTTGGTCAATGGACATACCGCCGGCGCGGAATGCTTGGTCCATAATTTTGCCACTTACTTGGGCTGACACGCCAAGCTTATCTAAGAGGGCGGTCGTGTCGCTTACTGCGGCGCGTTGAGATTCATTAAGTTGTGTAAATGCAGAAAAGGACTGATACAGTCCCGTGAAGGCTTTGCCTGCATCGGCAGCTGAGACTCCAGCGGCAAAGTTCCTGCGCTCTAATTGAGTTAGTTCGTAGTTATATTCGGCTGTTGCTCCGGTTGCTTTGCGGAAGGCAGAGACTGCTTTGTCTTGCGCTATAGCCAGGGCTATCGTGTTGTTTACAAACAGCTCAATGGGTTTCATCATGGCGCGGGCAGCGAGGGCCTTGCCGACACCCTTCAACACTTTGCCCATGCTACCGTGCTTTTTTTTGACCTCTGCCATATCTTGACCGAGTTTGACAAGTTTCTCGGCCGGTCCTCCGAGGGTTAAACCTAAGGCTTTCTGCAACGTTTGCGAAGCCTGCGTCGTGGCACTTGTTTCTGCCCGCAGGGTTTTGTAGGCCTTTTTTAATTCTTCAACCTCTTTCTTCTTCTTGTCGATGCTCTTGTCCGACGCGAGCACTTTCTTGATATTGAGTTCAATCTGCTTTTCTTCAATCTCGTTGCCTTGACTGATACTCCTATAGAGCCCATCATAGGCGCCCTTAAGAGACTCAATCTCGGCCTCGAGTTTTTTGATCTCGGCGAGCTTCTCGGCGCCGGCCAGACCTTCAAAGCTGAGGGTGGATGTACTCCCTCCGGGCCTTGATCCGGATTGGTCGGAGGACTCTGAGGCGGCTTTTGTGTTGGCTTCCAGAGCCTGTATTAGTCTTTCTAACTGGGTGGGGTCCATCGTCTATTACTCTTTAGTTTTTGAACGGCCACTTTAGACCGGTCTCAAATTCAAAATCACGGATGGAGCGATCTAAATCATGCTTTGATGTCATAGTACCTGCACTATCTAATCCATTCTTGAGATAGGCATCCATATATCTTTTCTCGCCCTGCAATGCATTGAAAAATGCCATGATCTGGTCCGGGCTTCCTCCGAGCTGGATTTTGGCATTGACAGCGGGTCCTGAGTATAGAGATCTCATGATCCAATTAACGTCCACAGCAAAATCAGTGTATGCGTCTTCCTTAAGAAGCGCGCCATTCTTGTGATTTAATTTAAGATGAATCTTCTTTTTGCCCATGGTATATCCTCTGCTAGCAATATAAATAGTCCGCTATAGCAAAAGCCGCGACTATCTGCCGCGGCTTGCTTTCTCTATTTCTTCATTTTGTTTATTATATTCGTCCACTAGTCTTTTTACGAACCACCTTCTCAACGCAATGGGAAGATTATATGCTTCCGTAAAGGACCAGCCGCCGTAATGCTTTAAAGTAAAAAACTCTTCATACGTGTTGGCTTGGTACTCATTGTTTAGGCCAAAAGAAATCTGCCGTTAAGGGCATCGTCACCTCCCCATCATGAGTGCATGCGTCACATAAAAAGGGGAAAGACATGTTGACGTCCGGACGGACTCGTTCATAAGTAGATCGCAAATGCTTGGCATCCCGAAGCGGCAGAACTTCCACCAACCGCGAAAGTTGTGCGCGGTCGTCAACCCCGTTGGCTGAAACTATCAGCGACGACAGAACCAATGTACTGTTTGTCTCTGGTAGTTTATTCTTCTTACGGTTTGCAATTGTTTGGCTGATACGTGTTTCGTCTCCCGCTGTCAAGAGTCGTATCTCTACTGTTACTTGAGATACTGGGAGCTGAAATATACATGTGCCTGTTTCTGTGACCTCAACATCTGAGTAGTCGACATCCTTTGTTTGTACAGATTCAAGATCGAACATTTTGTTTGTGGACTTTCCACAGGACGGGCACTCGACTATTGCTTCATACTCCGGTCCGAAACCTGTCACACGAGAGGCTATGAGAAGCGCGTTCTTATCTCCCACCAACAGAGTGGAGGGGTTGATACTCTTATCAATCAAAACAGATTCTACGAGCTTGTCGATGGCTAGTCCACGTTTGAGAAGTGTCTCAGAGGTGAGGATATCTTCCTCCTTAGCCGTCATATGACGAATCTCTACAGTCTCTTCATTATGCAAAGGATGCTCGGGACCATATAACTGGCCGCGGCTAGGTAGATCTACGTACTCTGTGGGGCTCACAAAGGAGAAAAGGTCTCCGCCAGTGTTCTGTGTTATGGGTGTTGGCGCGTCTGGGTGCGGTGCGCCGAGCCGCTCATTATTATTTCTTCTTGACAAAAGTCACCTTCTTTCGAGCTTAGAGGTTTGTAACCGCCGCAACAGCAGGTCCGGACTCATACTCAGCCCAATCATACCTGAAAGTCATGGTAATATTAAGCAAATCATCTGTGTCATAGCTAAGATCGCCAAACGTTGCGTTAGTAACGAATGCATTCATGAGACTCCAGGTACCGACAAGTCCGCCTTGACCATTAAGCTCCTGCATGATTACGTTTCCAAGAGCGTCGACAGCCCCCTGCTTATTCGGAGTGCTCGGTGCCTGGGCAGCATTGAAGAATACATCTTCCTGAGCTGTGGGGATAAGATACCCAGACTTGAGGAGAGCATCATAGAGAATCTGGTTGCCATCTGGATTGATAGCATTGATGATGTTGGCATCGACAGTATTCCACTCAACACTTCCAGGGTAGTAGTAGGTGTTTCCCAAGAACTTGTGAGGGGTTTCGCCAATCGTGAAAGATGGCTTTGTGACAGACTTGGCAAGGTACTGCTCATAGGCAAACGCCTGATCTGTTGATGTGAGGTTTGGAAGAGAAAGCAAAAAGCGATGCGATCTCCGTGGTTCTGATAGTGCGCTTGTCCAAAATGGCATTTAAGTAGTCTCCTGTGATTCTTATATTATATAGTGAGGGAGAAATAAACCTCCCACATTTTTTAATCCTCGAACGATGCTCCGGTTCTTGAGATATTGAAATCAATTGCAATGAATTCAATAGCTCTGGTTGGCTTCAAGAAGATCTGTGCATACATAATGTTCCTATCAACCAGATCTGGTGTGGTAGTAGACTCGTCGAGTACAACCTTGAAGGCAGACAAGCCGAAGTTTGTTTTCACATCCTGCAAGAATGGGTTAACCTGTGATGTAAAACGCAACCAAGTCTGCTTGACGTTCGGGTCAAAGAGCAAGCCGGCTGCAATCTGCGAGATGCGCTTCTTCACGAAAATCATCAAGCGACGTACGTTAATCCGGTCAAGTGCCGAAGGCGTAACCTGTAGGGTCTTCTGACCGAAGATTACGATGCCCTCTGCGGGGAACTTAGCAATCGGGTTGATGTTTGCACCGTAGAGGTCGTCTCGGTCCTTGCGACGCAGCTGGTGGGCAACGTCGACCACTGGAATGCCAGCAGAACCCTCTGTCAATCCGCCGCGGTTGAAGCCGGCTGGAGCAAACCAGACCTGCGTCTTGCGCTGGGAGCTTGAGAGTGTGCCCAGTGCGGGGATAGTGGGAGGTAGCCAGAGGAAAGCACCATTGATGGTGTCTCTGGCGCGAACCCATGGGTAATAGGTGCAACCATAAGAGGAGTTGAGTCCTCTAGAGCGTAGACCATTGACCAGAGTGGTAATTGTGCTGCTGTTATTGAGTCGCAGAACTTCTTGTCCTTCTTCCCGGGGCTGGAATGCGTTCGGGAGATCAATGATGGCTAGAGCATCAGCTCGGTCTTCGCATGTGTTAATCAAATGTGTGGTAAGCCCTTCGTGGGTGAGTCCCGGGATAGTGGCTAAGCTCATTTCTACGACTTCCGGGTCGGCAATCGTATCGATCGAGCGACGGAGGGTGTTGAGAGTATAACTGGTTTCCTCTGTGCCCTCGATGTTAATGTTAGCGAATGCATCCATATCCATGATATCGACACCATCGAAGCCGCCATACATCGGAACAGTAAAGCGGTCGTAGCCCTGGTCGAGGACGCCTGAAACGGCGCCATTGACGTAAGTAAGGGAGCTGTCTGCGTAGCTGTCAGCCGACCATACGCCGGCGGAGGAAGAAATGTCATCAAGGGTGAAGTCCTGCGAGAGATCAGTACTGTTTCCAGCGGAGGCGGCGAACATGCTTCCAACGATCCCGCCGCGGGGGCGCAGCATGTCGATAGTGGAGTTGGCGAATACTGTACTGCCGGCAGAGGCGGCTGTCTGGAAGCCGAAGTAGGCATCCGTTCTGTTGCTTAGTCCACCAGCAGAGGCGCTGAGGCGCAACTCGGGAACTGGGTATACAACAGAAGAGGTGACTTGTGTCGACCCAGTGGTATAGAAAACACCAGTGCCCGTAGCGGTTCCGGCGGGGGCGCTTGAGGATACAGCCCAGTTGCACGCGCCGGCGGCATCGTTGGACTCGTCGATGTACTTCACAATACCCTTGAAACCGAACGGCAACAGGGCGGCATTAGTGGAACCCTTGTCAACTGCCGAGTTCATTACAATCCGGATGTGACTGGAGTTGTTTGGCCAGTCGCCCTCAAGCTTGAGGCGGCGGGAGTCCGTGTCCCATACACGCTGCTGTGTACCGATTTTACGGGCAACATAGTTAAGGGATTGTGGGTTAAGATCACAGTTGTTGAACTGCTCGATGATTCGGACAACATTGTCGGAGTCACTGAGGTGACGGACCACCACAGAGAACATACCGAAATCTGTGCTATCGTTCGTGGAGCGTTTGATGTCCTGAATGGAGATCTTGATGTTTCGGTTTGTCCAGTCTCCGGGCTGTTCTAGAGCTTCGAAGTGGAATAGATTGATCGGAGTATCCGATGGCGAAAGTCTGCAACTAATAATAGCCGGAGTCTGCGCGGACTGGAGCGGTGCCTTAAAGCTGCCGCCTTCGAGGGCAGTGGCAGAACTCTTTTCTAACTTTACAATAGCGGCAAAGGTTTTGGCTGCTGTGCTACTTGTGATGTTGGCACTCAAGTGACGGTCAAACGTCTCACCCAAGAAGTACTTGACTCGTACTGATGCGTCGGTTGTGGTACTGTTGGTGAGCTGTGGGTTTGTGTTGAACACTTTGCGGATGTAACGACTATCTGTCTTGGTAAAGTTGAAGGATGCCGTGAGGTCCGAGGAGCCTGAGTAGTTTCCAATGACTAACTTGAACTCTTTGTTCGCGCCCACAGCGCCAATGATTGCGTCTGTGGCTGTGATCTCGGAGCCGGTCGTGACCAGCTCGGTAGCACTACCGCTGAGGATCTTTCCCTGAAGTTGGAATGTTGCATCATCTGTTCCGTAGAAAATGGCTGCCAGGGCGCCGGTGACTGTCGCTGCTCCAGAGCCGGATTCGAACACAACAAGCCCCCAAGCGGATCCAGATGCAGACCAGCCAGCATTGCCGGCGGCCGAGGGGGTTGCATCGTCATGGTTGGCGCCCAAGAGGCGAATGTATGTCAGTGGAGAACTGTTGCGCAAGTATGCCTGTGCTGCATACATGCCGTAGGTGGTAGAAGATTTGTTGGTTCCCTCTCGCCAAACATCACCGCCGGCAGCGCCAGGCGCGGGTGATCCGAAGATGTTCACGAACTCTTCAAAAGAGTTGACTGTTACGGGTCTTAGTGCCGGGCCTGATCCTGCTCGGCCAATAACTACTGGACCGATGCCGGCGGGGGAGGCAGGAACTTGGGCGTTGTCGATTTCGTTGACAAACACGCCGGGGGATACAAATCGGTAATTTTTAACTGACATTCGTTAGGTTCTCCTACATTATGAAAATGTTCAAAGTAAATAGTGTTAAATACTTTGAATGGTACTATTCTCTGTAAAATCCATCCTTAATCGTGTCAGGTATATCGCCAAAGATCGTTCTTTCTCTCGCAAACTTAAATTCAACTGCATTTTCGCGTTTGACAATCTTGGGTTTCTCTTGATTGTCTCCATCTCCAATAAGATACCCTAAGGTCTCGATATTGATCGTGGTTTCGTAGTTGCGTTGCTCCATTCCAAGAGCTGCTTTATTAGATGTATCCGATAGACTGCCATCAATGAATATCTCGTAGTAATGACCTTCGTTTTCTATTCTTTTGGGGGTGCGGGAGTTGCCTGGAACAGTTAAAAAGGGTGTAACCAGTTGGTTAAGCTGCTGTTGATACTCAGATCTCACTGTTATCTCGTACATGACCTTCACCCAGACCGGGATTGGGATTGTGATTGTCTCGTATACTGTTTTGGCTGTCGACATATTGCGTTTATTAGTATTCTTCATTTTGCTCGATACATTTTTATCGACACCGTACTTGCGGTTCGCTTGAGCATTCTGGAACTCTGCTGTTTTCTTTTGGTTGATCTGTCGAGCTATCGTGATCACGCCGCCCTTGGCATCATTCTCAGGATATAAATTAGCATATACAGTGCCCTTAAAATTTGGTTCTTTTGTTACGGATGCGCGGTTAACTGTGATCAACGGAAGGATCAGCATCTCTTCTTTATCTCTCAAATCTTTGTTGTGCTTGATTTGATAGGCGCGCTCTGCTGTCACCCATAAGACTGGAACTTTTTCGAAGCCACTGTTGGTGTCTACTGATAGATTCAAGGTTTCGTCAATGAATCTGAGCATTGCTGTATCAATTGTTTCAAGCGTGGATGCGGGAAACTCGATCTCTTGGAGTTTGTCGGCTACTTCTTTGTCACCAACGTAGTCGTGCTTGTCTGCTTCCTTATTTTGTATTTGCTTTTGAGTTTTTTTACTTCTCGACATCTATCTTACCCCACAAAAATGCCACCAGGGACATTCTCAGTAATCTTCTTAGCAGAATCTTGTAGACCGGCGTCAATCGTTGACAGATTTGCGTAGGTGGTCTCGTCAAGGATCGTCTTAAGCTCATCGCGAAGATTGTCCTGTTCGGTTCTGGCTTGTCCCAGGAGTTCACTAGCGTTAAGAGTTACGCTTTCACCAGGGATTGGTACTGTAGAGAACTTACCTCTAATCTGTCCAAGGACTTCTTTAGTTAATGCCAACGCGAAGCGGCGGATCCATTGCTTGCCAATAGAGTTGATACTTTCAAATGGAATATTTTCAAATGGAAGTGTGTTGAGGTTGTTAATACCCTTTGCTCCGTTGTCGCCTCGCCCTGTTTCGTCCCATGGTTCATATTGGTTCTCGATAGTGAACTGAACCCAGAAATTCTTGGGACTGGTCTGTTGGGGTCTCGGGAACAAGCGCAACATGTTGTCCTTGATTTCGTAAGAGTAGTGTGACACACGGGTGTAGAGAGCATCCTCATAGGCCATGGCCTGTAGTTTGTTCTGCCACGTGGGGACAATCTCGAAAGTTGAGTCATCGGCGTACTGTCCGTATGTTCTCATGTTTCCAACAACAGAAAAGCCGCCATAATATCCGTAGAATCGCCACATAGCGCGCGGGGTTCTAAAGAACACCTTTCGAACTATGACGCGTTTGTCTGCTACTTGATTAGAATAAGGTACTGTCGAGGATGTGTTAGCCGAGGATGCTGATATGATGCTCTGAAGATCATAGTCCTGCTGGTTTGGTACCGTTGTGACGGACGCCGAGTAGATCGGGACGGTTCCACCCAATCCGGTTTCTGTCGACATTATTTGAGTTACTCTGCGGACGTATCCATAATCAAAACGTGGGTACCGCAGCTCAATATTTGATCCAGAGAGAGGGTCGCCGGCAGCGATCTGTCCATCTTGGTCGAAAGAACCAGTACTGGATCCCAAGTAGGACGACAGCGAATTCTTTGTTTGATGGAGGTTAAGGAGGTATGAGTATTCCAGAACAGCCTCTTCGTAGGCTGCATATACGTTTCCTTCTGTTAATTCAATATCGAGGACATCGCCACCCAACTTCTTGTAGGTATATGCTACCTGATCCGCGGCGCCTGATAGGAATGCAGTGGACGCAGCGTACATTCCAAATGGGAGGGCAGCTGCCACATATCCCGTTGTGCCGCTAGCGGGTAATATATTAGCATTTGCTGTTGAAGCAGGATTAAGATTTGGGATGGCCATTCAAAGTTCCTCGATTAGTCTATTACTAAATAGAAAGCCCCGCCTCAAAAGAGAGACGGGGCTTAACTATTTTGACCTTACGTCAGACGTATTAGCCTTCTACGACACCCTTGCAGATGACGAGACCATACATGTCCGGACGAACCATCTTCTTGGCGTAACGGGTCATGACACCCTTACGAGGTACAAAGTCCTCGACGCCGAAGATCGTAGGTGTGGTCTGCAGCGGCACATAAGGTGCATACACATAACCACTCTCAAGGAAGCTACTACCACGACGTCCCACCAAAATGATGTTGCGCATGAAGTAAGGATCGACCATAATGTCGAACTTCTTGGAGAGGGAACCAACCTTGACAGCACCCGCGTCGCCGCGGTCTGCATCAGCAGTCACGTTAGCACGGAAGCCAGCAGTGAACTCAAGGATGTTGGCAACTTCAGGTCCGCAGACGATGAAGTTGGCAGCACCACGGAGAGTCTTGCGGTGGATCTGAGCAGAGACATCATTGATTGTCTCAATGAGGGTCTCATACCACTCGGAGACGTTACCCGTGAACTCTGGGGCAGCGTTAGCAACACCAGTCTCGCGGTTAAGGAAATCGCCGGGGGCGCGGGACCAGTAACGAACACCGGCACGTGCACCTGCAACGAGGTCCTCAAGGATCTCGCGATCGATCTCAAGAGCAATCTGCTCCGAGAGGATCTGAGTTAGCTCGACCTCTGCATCCAAGTTGTGGTATGCGTTAAGGTCTTGACCCAACTCAGGAGTCCACTTAGCCTTGAGCTTCTTGGTGACAGCGGTGACAGCCACGGAATCGACCTTGATGTCGATCTCGGGGATGTTCGGGCTACCTTCAAGTCCCCAGCCCTGATTAGTCTCAGAGCCGACGATAGCGCCTAGGGCGCCTGCATTGTCAAACTGGTCAACAATGGGTAGTGTCGTTGCGTTTGAAGCCTGGACGGCAACGCCGACCTCGGCTGCACTGCCCGTGCCGACGTAGATCAATCGAGCAATATTACGATTAACTGTGTCGGGGTCCTCGAATGAGCGACTAAGCGCACTCAGTCGCGGTACCAAAACTGTACCGCTGAGGAGTGTGGACTCTTGTGCAATTGCAGACAAATCATCACGGTTGAATCCAACAGAATCGGGTAGATCCAACTCGGCCAGAAGCCATGCAGAACCAGAAGTTAGATCCGGATCAAAACGTAGCACGGTGTTAACGTTAGCAGCAGTCATGCCGGCTTCAAGACCGGTCACAGCGGCGTTCTCGTCGACGGCGCCGGCGCCATTAAGAGTACCAGAAGCGATGATGCGGACATCACCACCGGAACCTGTCGGGGAAGCATAACCATTATCTAGGTTATACGGACCCTGGGCGTCTGTACCATCGGCACCACCCAACTGGATACCACCCGTGATCTCAGAACCGACTCTGTTGCCACCGTAAAGGGAGCGTCCGCCATGCTGATTCAGGCGATCTGAGTTGAATGTGAAGTCAAGGAAGAAGATGAGACCCGAAGGCAAGCTCATCGGCTGAACGGAAACGAGTTCGTTTGCGATCAGGTTGCCGAATACTCGGCGGACTAGTGGGAATGCAACAGCTGCAAAACCCTGGACGTCTCCACCACTCATGGATGAAGACTCACGGAGTAGCTCTTTTGCCTGGTTCTCAAGCAAACGGGCCATTCCGTTTCGAAGTGTATCACTAGCGATTCCCTCAAGAAGCCCTGTGCTCTCCCACTTGGAGATGAGCGCAGCGCCTTCTGTGGAAAGGTCGCGGTTGACAATACCTTCGGTTAATTTCTGTACAATAGACATATTATAAACCTCCTATAGTTATGTTGAATGTCATTATTTATTCAAACCTGCTAAACGCAGCATTCGACCCATATTTGGGTCTTTAGTTGCCGTGTTGTTTTTCTTAGAGTTGAGTAAAAGCGAGGTTGGTCTCTGAACTGCTTCACGGAGTGTTTGTGGTCGTGTACGCTGTACTGGCGTGGACCCCACTGCGTTTTGAATTGTTTCATAAATCATACCCGCCTCTTCAACAGAAGTGGCAGTCTGAACAGCTTCGGCAATTTGTATTTTTTGCCGCTCATTCAAGGAGGCGCTATTCAAAGCCTTGTTTTGATAAACAAGCTTAGCATTATCCAAGTTCAACTTAGTAAGCTGATCCTTGGCTTCCATAATAAGAGCACGTAGCTCTGTATTAGAATCTGTAAGTTCTGAGATCTTTGTCTCAAATAGTTTCGCATCGACAACGTCGGATGAGGTGGATGCATCTTCCTCGATTTCTTCATCTTCTTCGAGGTGGGTGGCACTCGCGGCCGCCATGGCATCATTGTTGGCTTGCTCGACGAAGTTGTCTGCAGAGTTCGCTGACTG